GAAACACCAATGTCTCGCCCAGTTCGATGTCGTGTAAACGTCTCGTAATGTAGATGTCGTGGTGGTAGATAAGGTCTTCTTCAACGTCCCCGTCAGCATTGCTGCTACGCGTCCACACACCCCCAGCTGCACCACGGAAGTAGGGGGAAGGAAATTCTGGTATAGCGAAATCTTCGGACTTCTTTACGCCAGCTTTGAGGATGGGTGCAGTCACCGTCACCTCGCCTTCGGATTGCCGAATACGCTTACCCAGTACGATAGGCGATTTGATCTCGCCCCACAGTGGGCAGTCTCGGCACGTGCCTTCGTTCAACTCGTCGAAACGTGCGCAGGTGTACGGACCTTTGATCTCGTCCATCTTCTTGCGCATAGCTGCTTCGTTGTAATTAGGGTGTTTGCTGGATATCTTAGTCGCGGCTATGTCCCCGTCGCTGCAGAACTTAGCAATCGACAGCCCAGCCCTCCATAAAGGTTCGCTAACCTCTGACTGGTTCATCGCAATATACTTTAACTGCTCACACCCACGGCCCTCGACGGTCTTCTTCATAATCGTTTTGAAAACATTCTCGGAGTTGTCTACGTACGCGTCGTACAGTGCGTCGTTACCGAGGTCGATGTTGAGAACTGGCTTCGCTAGGACGCCCAGCTTGGACGTAAACTCGTCCAGCACTACTGGCTCGGGCATAGAAACACCGAAGAACTCTACAGGTAGGGGTGGGTCGCTCTTATAGTTGTAGGTTCCGGGGATGCGTAGGATTTGCGCAAGGTTAGCCGTGACTACAGGGTCAGCGAGAAGGCCGTTATCCACACATGCTTGCTTGAGCCGTTGGGCTTCTATCACCCACTGCCCCGCCGAAACTGCTTCGGTAAGGGGCCAGTATACATGTACCCCGTTGCCGCTGTTGACCATCATAGGTTTAGGCAGAGAGAGCTTCTTGCAGAAAGCACGTAGGGCGTCGATTGCCGCCTTCTGCGAAGGGTACTCTTTCAACGGGCCACAATCCAAGTCGAGGAAGAGAGACTTCATCTCGCGGACGTTTATAGCCTTGCGGTTGCTTGCCTCGTTGTATGTCCCCAATGCGAAATACGCGTGGAGGCCCCGTGCGCTGAACTCTTGCCCTGCGCGCTCGGCGTCCTCAATAGTATCGTAAAACTTCTGTATACGGGTGTCGCCGTTCGCGGCGAATATGCAGTAGTGACCGTTGTCACTTAATAGTACCCGTAAAAAATCTAGACTGTTCATTGCTGCTGCTCCAAAAGTTTATCGTGGCGGGTTCTTGAAAGGGTAACAAACCCGCCACGACGTCCTATCGTTTAGACTAAGTGAGTGACCCCTCAATCATCCCAGTCGTCTACGATAGATGCTAGATCAGCCTCGTCGGAGGAAGGAGCAGCGACCTCTTTCTTTTTGGCGACCTTCTTCGGCTCGGGCACAGCGTTGAGATCAATCTCGTCATCTGCAACCTTACCGTCATCACGCTTGCCGGAAACCTTATCGGTTTGGGACACGGTCAGCGTAATTGCTTTGATAGCGTCGTCGCTATCTTTCATTGACACAGCCTGCTGTAGTTCTTCTTCAGTCAACGGACGTGCTGGCTTGAAGAACAGCTTTGGTGTGTCACTGTTTTCGTCAAAGTACATCTGCGTTACCACAGCAATAGATGGCGTTTTGTGAGCGCGTAGGTACTTGGCGTACGCTTGCATGCCCATCTTGCCATCCTTAGCTTCGCCGAAGATTGACGTAGCTGGAAGCTGCAGTTGGTAAACAGTGTCGAGCTTACCCTCTAACATAACCGCGATGCGCTGATTGAAGCGACATGCACGGCTTTCGCCTTGACCAGAACCTTTGATGTTCTGTGGGCAGTCCATGCAACGGGCCGCTTGACGTGTTTCTGCAGGTACTTCTTTTGCAGGGACCTGTGTGTCTACGGACCAGCAGGAAGGAGCCGTAGGGTTATCTGGGCTGTACACACCTTCATAGAATGTACGAGACAGCTTCGCAGCGTTAATAACAACTACGTTCAACAGGCCATCGCTTTTCACGTTGACTTGCTCACCGCTAACCATCTCACGGAAACGTCCACCACGTAGACTGATACGGTTCGAACCGCCGCCACCGCCACCGCCAGCAAGATTATCATCTGCTTCTTGTAACGACTTAAACAGGTCGCTGCTCACGAGGGAATTGCCACCCTCAAACAATGCTATGTCTGACATATTATTCTCCATCTTTTTTTGTTTTAGAGGCACGAGTCTGCACCTTTTTAGTTTTAACAGTCAAGGCTGCTTCAACATCGTCTAGCCGAAATCGGTAAACTTCGCCGATGTTGATATAGGTATCGGCAGGAATCTGCCCAGAGTTTACCCATTTACGAATGGTAGACACAGACACTTTAAAGTAATCCGCTACCTTATTAATATTTACGTATGGCGTTTCAACTTCGCTCATTTTTTCCTCACAGAGATTGTGTACTCCGAATCCACATTGAGACCTGCAGGTAGTAAGTCAGGGTTTTCCTCAAGGAATTGGCGCACGTGGGTTTGGTTCAAGCGCTTCTCGAAGAACTCAGGGAGATCATGTTCCATGATAAACTTGTGCATGGATTCCCAGTCGCTCGTCCAGTAACGCTGCTTGACGGTACGGTAGAAGAGGCCCGATGCAGTGCGAACACTATCGACTTCATGCTCCTTGCAGTATCCCAGTAAAGCAGACTTTACCTTATCCTGCTTTTCACGGAGCTGGCCCTCTTCTTCTTTATACTTGGCGGTTATTTCCGCGCGCTTGTCGCGTATCTTTGCGTACGTCTTGACGAGCTTATCTACTGACACAGTCATTTGAGTTCTCCGTTTTCTCGTTGTGTCACCGTTATATGGTACCGTATGGTAGTTAGTCAAGCATTTCTTTGTATAAATCTATCATAGCTGTGTGTATGTTGATCCGCTCGTCCAGCAGACGGTAAATACGTTTTTCTGCAGGGGAGCCAGCTATCTGAATTACAGTACATTTATGCTTCTGCCCTGCACGGTGAATACGGGCGTTAGCTTGTAGGTACGTCTCCAGAGAAGAGGTTGGACCCCACCACACAATCGTGTTGGCTGCAGTGAGAGTTACACCGTGCGCAGCAGACTGCGGTTGGATCACTAGCACTCTAGGATCGGCTTCGTTTTGGAACCGTGCAAATATCTCCGTGCGTTTAGCTGCGGGGACGTCTCCTCGTATAACCTCTGCCGTGATGCCATCTTTGCGTAGCTTGTTCGTAAGCATGTCAATCGTGTGGCGGAACGGCACAAACACCAACACTTTCTGGCTGCTCTCGTCGATGGTTTCCTTCAACGCTTGGTAGCGGCTCTTGATGTCAAACTCTATCGCGTCACCGTCGTCGGTGTAGACTGCCCCCGCGCTGATCTGCAGTAGCTTGTTCATGTTGATCGCAGCGTTGGCGGAAGTCACGGACTCACCAGCCACCTGCATTAGCATCTTCTTTCGGAGTGTGTCGTAGTACTTCTTCTGCTGCGCGGTCATTTCGACGAAGCGTTTGGTGTAGACCATATCGGGCAGGTCAAGGCACTCTTCCTTCGTAAACCTAATCGCAGGTTGTAGTACGCGGTGAACCGAATCTTTGGCCGTTTCTTTCGGCTTGTAAGTGAACTGCGTAATCTTGTGCATAACCATATCTCTCCACGCACCGAAGAACCTCGGGACGGAGAGCGGGTTTACTAACTTAGCCAAGCCATACGCATCCACAGGACTTTGTGCAGCGGGTGTACCTGTCATCATCCACAACCAATCGTCTTCCTTGATTAGCTTACTCAGCGTCTTCCAACGCTTTGTCTGTGCGTTCTTGTAGTGCGTCGCCTCGTCAACAATGAAGCAATCAAACCCACCTGCAGCGATCTCGTCCTTTACGATCTCTACCCCGTCGTAGTTAATAATGACGAACTCAGCGCCGCCATTGATAATCTTCTTGCGTTTCTCTTTGCCGCCGTGCGCTACATCCACGCTGCGGTGCATCGCAAAAGAGAACAAGTCGTTGCGCCATGCACTGTCCATGATCGACAATGGGCAAACAACCAACACACGTTTAATTTTTCCTTGGGTCAGCAGGTAGTCTGCCGCCCAGATAGCTGACGCAGTTTTACCTGTACCCTGCTCGTTGAAGCAGAAAGACTTCTTGTTCAGCGTCATAAACGATGCTGTGTCTTTCTGGTGATTGAACGGCGTGTACTGGCCGGGCCAGTTGTACCGCTTGGTGATCGGTGAGGGTGCGTGTATATTTAACGCCTTTAGGGAAAGAACTTCGTCTATACCCCACTTAACGACAACTTTATTCATAGGTAACTCCTTGCTATTGGGGATGACCGTTGTAAGCTGCTTCGGGTTACGCACTCGAAGCATTATTGCTTTATCCCGCAAAATTTTCATGTTGTTCTCCGTGGTAGTGTGTCACTACGCTTTTTTATTTGGGCTGCTCATAGCACCGCCAGCCGCGCGGTTCTTCTTACGGCTCTGAACGGTTACTCCGTCCTTATTGCTGCCGCCTTTAATAAGGGCCTTCTTGTGCGCAACGTCTTTGCCTTCACGCCTATCGGCTACGCCATTCTTGTTGGCATCTGCACCAGTCTTATCGACCTTGCGCCTAGCACGTTGCCGCTCCATACGGGCTTCGTGTTCCCCCCGTGCCTTCTGTTGCTGGTACTCTTTCTTGTACGGGCGGGGTTTATTTACATACGTCATTAGTTTGCTCCGTTATGGGGGCACTCGACTACTTGGCAGTAGCGTTTGCACAGGCCAGATGGCTTAGGGTTCCAGACATTCACCTCGAATGCTTTCTCCATCTTAGCATAGTTAGCCAACCATTTGCTCCATAAAGGTTGCTGTGCGTCAAACTCATACTCGGCCTTGACTAGGCTCTTCGCGATGACGAACAACAACCCTGCATGTAGCTTAGTGACTTCGGGGTAGTGCTTGAAGATTGCCAACGCCATTAACTCAAGCTGGCCTTTGTCAGCGTACTTAGACGACTTGCCTGTCTTATAGTCGATGATCCAACCCACCCCAGTTTCTTTGTCTATGATCGCAAGGTCGACAATGCCACGAAACCACACATCATCAGCGAAGAAGCTGCATGGCTCTAGGTCAGCGGTCAGGCCCAGCTTCTGCTCGACAATCTTCTCACCCTTCTTGTTGTTAAGGGAATCCAGTGTCGGCT